ACCCGCACTCTGGCCAGCCTCTTCGGCCCCCTGCAGCCCATGGCGCTGGCCGAGGATCTCGCGGCGCCCCTCCTCGCCCTGCCGATCCCGGATGGGGCGGCCGATGCCGCCGCGACGGCCCATGCCCCGGCGGCAGGCCCCAGCGTCCCCGACCGCTTCACCGTCGCGCGCGGCCTCGCGGTGGTGCCGGTGCGCGGAATCCTCACGCCGAACATGACCCAGTACGAACGCTGGTTCGGCTGGGCCACCTATCATGGCCTCGCCGAGACGCTGGCCCACCTCGCCGCCAGCGAGGATGCCGCCGCCATCGTGCTCGAGATCGACAGCCCCGGCGGCCTCGTCTGCGGGATCGAGGCCGCGGCCGAGGCCATCGCCGCCGTGGGGGCGGTGAAGCCGGTCCATGCCCTCGTCTCGCCGCTGGCCGCCTCGGCGGCATACTGGCTCGCCTCGCAGGCCTCCGAGATCGTGATGACGCCCGGCTCGGTCGCGGGCTCCATCGGCGTGGCGCTGACCGCCGCCGCCCATGTCCAACCCGGTGCGAACGGCGCGCAGATCTTCGAGATGAGCTCCCGCCACGCCCGCGCCAAGCGCCCCGACGCCTCGACCGAGGCCGGCCGCGCCGAACTCCAGCGCAGCCTCGACGAGGCCGAGGCCGCCTTCCACGCCGCCGTCTCCGCCGGCCGCGCCATCCCGGCGGCCGAGCTCGCCGCCCGCCTCAGCGTGACCGACGATCCGCAGGACGGCGGCGCCACCTTCCGCGCCTCCGAGGCCATCCGCCGCGGCCTCGCCGACCGCACCGAGACCCGCGCCGCCTTCTATGCCCGCCTCACCGCCCGCACCGCGCCGAAGCCCCGCAGCCCCAGCCGCGCCTTCGCCGCCCGTGCCGCGGCGGCGCAGGCGGTCGCCCGGAGCTGACCAGCACGGAATAGGATCGCGGTCAGTCGACGCTGGCCAGCTTCATCGTGACGATGCCGCCGACGATCAGGAGCGCGCCGAGTACGCGGGCGATGCTCACGACTTCGCCCAGCACCGCGACCCCGACGATGAAGGCGCCGACCGCGCCGATGCCGGTCCAGATCGTGTAAGCGGTGCCGAGCGGAAGCGTCCTCATCGCGACGGACAGGAGCCCGAAGCTCGCGATCATCGTGATGAGGGTGACGACGGTCGGCACGATCAGGGTGAAGCCCGCGGACTTCTTCATGAAGAAGGCCCAGACGATCTCCAGGACACCGGCAGCGACAAGACAGACCCAAGCCATGCTTGATTTCCTCTGTCGGGCCGTCCCGAATGCAAGACCGTGATGGCGAGGTCGTCCTCGCCGCACGACATAGGCCCTCCCGGGCGCTTCTCAATAGCCTGAGCCGCCCGCCCCTCCCCATCACCCCTTCCCATCCCCCGCCGCTGGCGGGGCCGTTCGGCTGCGCGGATGCAGCCCTGCCAAGAGAGGATCCCATGGCACGACAGAACCTCGACGACCTGCGCCGCGCCCGGAAGGCCGCGGCCGACACGATGGCGGCGGTGGCCGCCCGCATCGGCGCGCTCGAGGCGGCCGAGACGCCGGACGCCGCCGCGCTCGAAGCCGAGGCCGCGGCCTTTGCGGCCGCCGAGGCCGCCTTCGCCAAGGTCGATGCCGCCGTCAGCCGCGCGGCCGCCGTCGAGGCTGCGCAGGCCGCGGCGGCTCAGGGCGATGGCGCGGGCGCCGGAAGCGGGACGGGTGCTGCCGGCGCCGAGGCCGTGCCGGCCGTGGCGTCCGATCCGGCGCATCGGGGGGTGGCGGCGGGCTTCATGGTCCAGGCGCTCGCCCGCACCAAGGGCGACCGGGACAAGGCCGCCCGGCTCCTCGAGGCCGAGGGCCATGGCGCGATCTCGGCGGCGCTCTCGGGCGCGAGCGAAGGCGCGGGCGGCGTCACCATCCCGCGTCCTCAGGCGGCCGAGCTGATCGAGATGCTGCGCGCCCGCGTCGTCGTGCGCGCCTCGGGCGCCCGGACGCTGCCGATGCCTGCAGGCGAGATGCGGCACGCGAAGCAGATGGGCTCGGCCGTCGCCGCCTATGCCGCCGAGAATGCCGCCATCGCCCCGAGCCAGCCCAGCTTCGACAAGATCGACCAGAGCTTCAAGAAACTCTTGGGCATGGTCCCCATCGGCAACTCGCTCCTGCGGCACTCGGGCGTGGCGATGGCGCAGCTCGTGCGCGACGACCTCCTGAAGGTGATGGCGCTGCGCGAGGATCTCGCGTTCCTCCGCGGTGACGGCAGCGCCGACACGCCGAAGGGGCTGCGCCACTGGATGCTGCCAGCGAACTGGTCCGCCGCGCCGGTGGCGGCCACGCCGGCCGCGGCCGAGGCGGCGATCCGGCGGGCGGTCTCGCTCGTCGAGGATGCCGACGTGGGCATGGTCTCGCCCGGCTGGATCATGCGGGCCTCGACGAAGAACTGGCTCGCGAGCCTGAAGGACGCGAATGGCAATCCGCTCTTTCCGTCCATCGGCGCCTCGGCGCAGCTCATGGGCTTCCCGATCCGCACGAGCTCGCAGATCCCCGACAACCTCGGCGCGGGCGGCGACGAGACCGAGATCTATTTCGGCGACTTCGACGAGGCGATGATCGGCGACAGCATGGCCCTCGTCGTGGGCTCCTCCACCGACGCCTCCTTCGTCGACGGCAATGGTGCCAACGTCTCGGCCTTCCAGAACGATCTCACGCTGATGCGGGCGATCTCCGAACATGACTTCGCGCCGGCGCATGACGAGGCCTTCGCCGGCTTCAACGCCTCCGGCTGGACGCTCTGACGCCCGGCCGGCCTCGCCTCCGCCTCACCTCCTCCGCCTCCCCCTCGGCCCCGGCGCTCCCCGGGGCCGAACCACATTCATCTCCCGGAGAGATTCATGAAGACCATCGTCACCTTCATCCGCCCCTGGAACCGCTACAACCGCGGCGAGATCGCGGGCTTCGACCCCGCGACGGCCGCAGGCCTGATCGGCATCCACGCGGTGCCGTACCGGCCGGCCGAGGCGACGCCCGCCGCGATCCCGGCCGCTGCCCCTGCCCCCGCTCCCACGGCACCGGAGCCCGCGCAGAGCTTCGAGACCGCCATGGCCGCGCTCGAGACCCCGGCCGAGACCGCGCCGAAGGCCCCCGCGGCCGGTGCCGACCTCCCGATCCAAGGCCGGCGGAAGTGAGCCCATGCGCGTGATCGAGCCCCCGGCGCTCGCGGTCCCGGTCGAGGCCTTCAAGCGGGCGGTCCATCTCGACGGGCCCGACGACGATCTCCTGATCGCCGAGCTTCTGGCCGCTGCCACCGAGGTGGTCGAGACCGCCGCCCGCCGCGCCCTCATGCCGAGGCTCGTGGCCTTCGAGACCCCGGCCGGGCGCTGGTCGCGCTGGTATCTGCCCATCGCGCCGGTGATCGAGCTGGTGGAGATCTCCGATCCCGCCGCCCGGCTCGTGCGCGGCTTCGCCGAACCCGTGCTCGAGCGCACGGCGGCCGAGGGTGCGGTCAGCCTCACCGCGCTCTGCGGCCACGAGGATCCGGCCCGGATCCCGCGCGGCCTCTGCCAGGCGGTGATCCTGCTCGCGAAGGAATGGCACGACGCGGGCATCGGCCCCGCCGAGAGCGCGCCGCCCCTCTCCTTCGGCATCCAGCGGCTGATCCGTCAGGCCCGCTACGCCCGGCCGATGGTGTCGGAATGAGAGCCCCGCGCTTCGACCGCCGGGTGCAGATCCAGCGGGCGCGCCTCGCCGACGACGGCTTCGCCTCGGTCGAGGTCTGGGCCGATCATGGCGCGCCGATCTGGGCTGCGAAGGCAGACCTGAGCGACGGCGAACGCTGGAGCGCCGGCGAGGTGGCGGCCAGCGTCACCACCCGCTTCACCCTCCACCGCACCGCCTTCGCGAAGAGCCTCACCCCGAAGGACCGGCTCATTGCTGACGGCCGCACCTTCGAGATCTCCGGCATCAAGGAAGGCGGCGCCGGCGGCCGCTTTCTCGAACTGACATGCTCCGCGAGGACCGACCGATGAGCGTCACCGTCTCCGTCTCGGGCCTCCGCGAGATCGAAGCCCAGCTGGCCAATCTCTCCCGCGCCGCCGGCAAGGGCGCGCTGCGCCGGGCGCTGCACCGGGCGGCCAAACCTCTGGCCGAGCTCGCCGCCAGCAAGGCGCCGGAGCGCAGCGGCACGCTGAAGGGCTCGATCATCGTCGGCGCGAAGCTCAACGGTCGCCAGACCCGGCTGCACCGGCGCCTGTTCCGCGACGAGCGCGCCGCCGTCGAGCTCTTCGTCGGGCCCTCGTATCTGCGCGGCGACGGCGGCCGGCACGGCCACCTCGTCGAGTTCGGCACGCTCCACATGGCAGCGCAGCCCTTCCTGCGCCCGGCCTGGGATCAGGACCGCGAGGCCCTCCTCGAGCGCCTCCGCGCCGATCTCTGGCAGCAGGTCTCGAAAGCCGTCGCCCGCGCCGAGAAGCGCGCCGCCCGCGCCGCCGCCAAAGCCGCAGGGGGCTGACGCCATGGAGGAAGATCTCCGTGCGCTCCTCCTCGACGTGCCCGCCATCACCGCGCTGGTAGGCCCCCGCGTCAACTTCGGCCGCCACCCGCAGGGCGAGCCGCTGCCGGCGCTCGTGCTCACCACGGTGAGCGACCGCGAGGGGCTCACGCTCGACGGGCCGGACGGGCTGCAGCGCGCCCGCGTCCAGATCGACTGCTGGGCCGACCACTACGGCGAGGCCAAGCACCTCTCCCGCGCGGTGCGGCAGCGCCTCCACGGCCATGCCGGCGGCGGCTTCCGCGCCCTCATCCTCGAGGCCGAGCGCGATCTCGGCGCGCCCGAGGCTCCCGGGAGACCCTTCCGGGTCTCGCTCGACTTTCTCGTCACCTACTCAGCATAGGAGGGCCCGATGGCCAGCAGACAGATCACCGCCTATGGCGCCAAGGTGGAGCGCTCCACCGATGGCCTCGACTTCACCCCGATCCCGGAATGCAAGGGGATCGCCGTGCCCTCGGTCGAGACCGACTATCTCGAGGCGACCTCGCTCGACAGCCCGAACGGCTTCAAGGAGTACATCAAGGGCCTGAAGGACGCGGGCACCATCTCGCTCCCCTGCGGCTATACGGCGGAGGGCTACGAGCAGCAGCTGGCCGATCAGGCCGCGCGCGACCCGATCTTCTACCGCACCACGCTCGCCCCCGCCCCGGGCCAGGCCACCGGCGACGTCTTCACCTTCCGCGGCTTTCCCACGCCGCAGATCGAGGGCAACGACGTCGGCGCCATCGTCGGCATGACGATCTCGATCCGCACCACGGGCGATGTCGCCTGGACGAAGGGAGCTGCGGCATGAGCACGGTGCGCGGGATCCCGTTCGAGGCCGCGGGCACGGTCCGCACCCTCGCCTTCACCACGGCGGCGATGGTCCGCTATCAGCGCGCGGCCGGCGAGACGCTGATCGCGGGCGTGCTCGCCGTCGAGCGCGACGGCTTCGACGCCGAGCGCGTGGGCCGGCTCGTCAATGCCGGGCTCGGCGGCAAGCTCACCGAGGAGGAGGTCTTCGCCCTGATCGACGCCGTGGGCTATACCGAGGCCATCCGCCTCATCGGCCGGGCGTTCAAGGAAGCCTTCCCGGTGCCGGAGCCAAAGGCCGCCCCCGACGAGGCATCAGCGCCGGAGGCCGAGCCCGCGGGAAACGGCGCGGGGAGGTCGGAGACGATCCCGACCCCGTAGCCCCGCTCCTCGAGCACTGGCTCAGCGAGGCGCTCGACTGCGAGCAGTTCTGGCGCCTCACGCCGCGCGAGGTGGTCGAGGTGCTCCGCGCCCGCGGCCGCCACCGCGCGCGGCGCCTCGAGGAGCACCGGGCGCTCGCCCATTATCTCGCCGGCCTCTCGGCCTTCGCCTTCCACGATCCGAAGGCCATGCCCGACTTCCGCCCCGCCGGCGCCCCGCCCCGCGCGGCCGAGGCCGAGGCCGCGGTCAACGTGGCCGACCACGAGCGGGTGCGTGGCGCTCTGATCGGCATGGCTCTGAGAGCTTCCGCCGCTTGAGCCTCGGCGGATGCAGGCCGAAGGCGACATGCCAGCACAGATCTCACTTGCCGCCCTCGCCGGGCGGCAAGTGGAACGGCCTCACACAGGCGAACTTCATGCCGAGAAACAGGATCAGCAGGAATGGCCAGGTCAGTTTCCCGAACTCCCTCGCCTGCCGGACCAGCCAGACAAGATTCTGTTCCCTGTTCAGCCGCGCTTGTTCGGCCAGATCGTCGAGGCTGCTTCTCAGCTCCTTCTGCTCCTCGAGCAGGACTTCGATCTGTTCGAAGGTTGCATTCAGTTGCCCCTCCGTCATCGTAATGGCGCGATCCGCGTCCAGGAGCAGGCTGCGAGCTGCATGGATATCCGCGATGAGATCCATCTGCTCCAGAGCCTCCGCGCCCGGATCCGACACCTCGGCCATACGGATCGGCCCAAGTGTCAAGAGGCCGATCAGACGCGCGAAGCCGGGTGGCATCGTCAGGACTTCCTCGAGTCCTTCGGTTTCGCTCTTGCAGGCGATCACGTCATCCTCGAGCCTGCCGCGTGCGGCCGCCTGCTCCGGAGTGAGCGGCAGATGTCTCAAGTCGTACGCCTCCCGAGGAGCGTCCTCATCATCCAGCCCGAACCGTGGCGCTGCCTCGATGAGAGGCGGGTCCATCGATCTCGCGAACTCCAGCCTCTGCTCGAGCGAACGGCACTCGCGCACCACAACCTCAAGTCTGGTCCGAACCGCCGGACCGAGCCCCATGGCCGCCTCAAGCTCCAAGGCCAGCTCCGCTTCCCGCTCGATGAGCGCGGTTGCCTCCGTCCGCTCCAGAACGCTTTCGCTCTCTTCCCTTTGCCGCCGCAGCGCCTCGAGGCGCGCTTCGGCCGCGGCCTTCTGCACCTGAAGGTCTGCTAGCTGCCCCTCCCGATCCTCGAGAGCGTCGCTTTGAGCCGCCGTTTCGCGATCAATGCGGATTTCCTCGCGCTCCTTGTGGTCGCCCACGAAGAAGACCACCGCCGCGAGGATGACGGCAGCGGAATTGATCGTGTCGACCGGGACTGGAGGCAGGGCCAGACCGCGCCTGACCATGACATATCCTGTTGCTGTCACGGCGACGGCAAAGATCCCCATCCTTGCGAGTGCAGCCTGCGGATCCCGGAAATCCTCTCCGAAGAGCAGCAACGTCAGGACGAGGATGGAGACCACCAGATAGATGGCAAAACGTCCGACCGCCTGAACGGGTGTCATGGTTTCCCTCCCTGCATGGATCGAAGAAGGCTGGCATGACAGCCGGGCTCCTGTCCACGACGAGAGCTCTGGCGACCGTGACGGCCGGGTCACGACTCCTCAGCGCACAAGATGCATGCAACCGCCTTTGGGCGGCCTTTCCTTTTCCGGAGATACAGAATGTCCGCATCGGTGATCGGCGCGCTGAGGGTGAACCTCGGCCTCGACAGCGCAGAATTCCAGACCGGGCTGAAGAAGGCGCAAGGCTCGCTGGGCCTCGCCGCGCGCTCCTTCCTGGCCTTCTCGGCCATGGGGGCCACGGCGGGCGCGGCGCTGACCGGGATCGTGGCGCCCACCGCGCGGGTGGCGAACGAGATCTCGCGGCTCTCGCAGGTCGCCAACACCACGCCGGAGGCGCTGCAGCGCTGGTCGGCGGGCGCGCGGACGGTGGGGGTCGAGCAGGAGAAGCTCGCCGACATCCTGAAGGATGTGAACGACAAGGTGGGCGACTTCCTCTCGACCGGCGGCGGCGAGATGAAGGACTTCTTCGAGCAGATCGCGCCGAAGGTGGGCGTCACGGCGGACCAGTTCCGCAATCTCTCGGGGCCGCAGGCGCTGCAACTCTATGTCTCGAGCATCGAGAAGGCCGGCGTCTCGCAGGCGGAGATGACCTTCTACATGGAGGCCATCGCCAACGACGCGACCCTCCTGCTGCCGCTCCTGAAGGGCAATGGCGCCGAGATGGACCGACTCGGAGTGGCCGCGGCCGGGCTGGGCTCCGTGCTGGGCGACGAGGCGGTGGAGGCGCTGCGGCGCACGCATCTGGCGCTCGGGCAGGTCTCGACGGCCGTCGCCGGCGCGCGCGACCGGATGGCGGCGGACCTCGCCCCGGCGGTCGAGGCGATGGCGCTCTCCTTCACCGCCTCGATGCAGGAGGGCGGCGCGCTCAGGACCGTGCTCGACGGGCTCGGCACCGTGGCGGCCGGGGCCGCGCAGGGGCTGATGACGCTCGCCGATCATGCCGACATTCTGGCCTCGGGGCTGGTGGGCGTTGCGGCCACGGCGGTGCCGGGGCTCGTGGCCTCGCTCGCCACCATGACCAGCGGCATGGGGATCGCCACACTGGCCACCACTGCGCTGACGGGCGCACTCGGCGCGCTCCGCACCGCCATCGCGATTGCAGGCGGGCCCTGGGGGATCCTCGCCGGCGCGATTGCCTCGGCCGCGGCCTATTTCCTGGTCTTCCGCGACAATGCCGGCCTCGCCGAGACCGCCGCTTATCATGTGCGGGATGCGGAGCTTGCCCTGCGCGGCGAGCTCGAGGCCTATGCCACTGCCTCGAGCCCGGCCGCGCGCGAGGAGAGCCGCAAGCGCGTCATCGCCCATTATGAGCAGGCCAAGGCGGCGCTCACCGCGGCCGAGGCCGAGCTCGCGCTGGCCGAAGCCATGGGCGAGGACATCAAGCCGGGGTCCCTGATGGATCAGGCCGGCCCGGAGGAGGGATCGCGCAGCCTCGATGCGCGCCGCGAGAAGGTGCGCGAGCTCACGCGGAACGTCCGCGAGATGGCCGAGGCGGTGAAGCAGGTCACCGTCACCGGCGGCGGCGGCGCGACCGTCATCCCCGCGCCGAAGGCGGTGGCCGCCACCACGGCCGAGGTGAAGAAGCTCGGCGGTGCCGGCAAGAAGGCCGGGCAAGACATGAAGGAGGGCATGACCGAGGCCGAGGCGGCGGCGAAGCGGCTGGCCGACACGCTCGCGACCAACGTCTCGCAGGCGATCAACAGCCTCGTCGACGGCGCCGTGGACTGGATGCTCGACGGCTTCCGCGGCGGCTTCCGGGGCCTCCTCGATCTGGGCAAAGAGACCGTGCGGGAGTTGATGGCCCTCTTCCTGAAGAACAGCTTCACTGTCCGCGTGGGGCTCGGCGTCTCGGGCGGCTGGTCGGCCGGCGGATACAGCCTCGCCGGAACCTCTTCGGGCGGCGGCGGGGGCCTCGGCCTTCTCGGCAACATCGGGGGCGCGGTGGGCAACTTCATCGGCGGGATCACCGGGCCGCTGCAGGCGGGGCTGTCGGCCGCGATGCAGGGCGGGCTCTCGGCCGGGGTGCAGGCCTGGACCGCCTCCATGAATGCGAGCGCGGCGGGCGTCTTCGGCGGGGCCTCGGCCTTGGGGACCATCGCGGGCTCGCTTCTGGGCGGCGCGGCCATCGGCGGGTTCCTCTCGGGCGGATACAGCCTGATCGGGAAGAACCCCTCGATCACCAGCGGCCTCGGCGCGGGCATCGGCTTTCTGGCGGGCGGGCCCATCGGTGCGCTGATCGGCGGCGCCGTGGGCGGCGTGGCCAATGCGCTCTTCGGGCGGAAGCTGAAGGATTCGGGGCTCGAGGGCCGCTATGTCGACGGGACCTTCAGCGGCAACACCTACCAGTTCTACAAGGGCGGCGTCTTCCGCTCGAACAAGACCAAGCGGAAGGCGCTCGATCCCGAGATGCAGGCGGCGCTCGACGAGACGCTCGATGCGATGCGGATCGATCTCGGCGGGATGGGCGCGCTTCTGGGCGGCGCCGGGGATGCGCTCGAGGGCTTCTCGACCTCGTTCAAGTTCTCGACCAAGGGGATGAATGCGGAACAGGCCCAGGCCGCGCTCGAGGCCCAGCTCGGCCGGATCTCCGACGCGATGGTGGCGCAGATCTTCGGGACGAAGGCGCAGGTCACGGACGGCAACGGGATCTTCGAGCTCCTCCGCCAGCGCTTCCCCGGGATGCTCGGCGGGGTGACGAAGACGGTCTACAAACTCTCCGACGAGTTCGAGGCGCTGCAGGTCACCGGCGAGACGGCGACCGAGACGCTGACCCGGCTCGCGGGGGCGCTGTCGTCGGCGAATGTCTGGATGGACCGGCTCGGGAAGGCGGACTTCGCGGGCTCGCTCGCGGGCGGCGGCGAGGCCTGGGACTTCGCCGAGGTCTTCGGCGGCACCGAGGCCATGAACGAGGCGGTGGCCGCCTATTACGGCGCCTTCTACAGCGACGGCGAGCGGCTGGCGCAGGCCAGGAAGGAGCTCAGCGAGGCGCTGAACCTTCTCGGCATCGACACGCTCCCCGGCAGCAGCCGCGCCTTCCGGGATCTCGTGGACGCGGCCTTCGGCGCGGGCGACGAGGAGCTGGCGGCGAAGCTGATCCAGCTCGCCCCAGCCATGGCGGCCATCACCGATCAGACCGAGGCGCTGACCTCGGCGCTGAAGGACCTCGACCGGCAGTCCCTCTTCGCGACCCGCGCCGAGGCGCTCTATGCCGCCACGGCCGAGGGCCATCGGCTGGCCGCGCCGGACGCCGGCGATCCGCAGGTCCGCGCGCTCCTCGGCCTGTTGATCGCCGCGGTGCGCGAGGGCGACATCAACAATGCGCGCCTCACCTCGCGGCTCCTCGCCGTCCAGGAGCGCGCGAGCCTCGATCCCGCCGCATGACGGAACCCTGCCCCGCCGTTGGCGAAGCGCGATTGGCGGGCCACCCTGCGTCCCGCCTGCGAGCCGCGCGGCTGGCCCCGCACCGCCCCGCCGTTCGCGAAGCGCGAATGACACGGCGCCCTGCCCTCCCGGAGATCCTCTCATGAAGATCCTGAAGCCCGTGCCCATCGGCGAGGCGCAGCTCGTCGCCGCCTCGATCCCGGAGACCGACCATCCGGTCTGGAAGGCGAACGTGACCTACGCCCGCGGCGCCTTCGTCATCAGCCCCGCGAGCCATACCGTCTATCGCTCGCTGCAGGACGGCAACCTCGGCCACGATCCGGACCTCGAGCAGCTGGCCCTCGCCGATCCGCTGATCGACGATCCCGATCCCGTCCAGTGGCAGGTGATCGGCGCCACCAACCGCTGGCGGCTCTTCGACGGCAAGCCCTCGGCCCGCGCCACCGCGGCCGAGGCGATCACGGTGGAGCTCGCGCCGGGCGTCGCCATCGCCGGCGTCGCGGGCTTCGAGATCTCGGCCGCCAAGGTGCGCGTGACGATGACCAATGCGGGCGCCGAGATCTATGCCCGCGAGATCGCGATGCAGGACGAGACGGTGGTGGGCGACTGGTCCGGTTATTTCTTCGAGCCGATCACCGAGCTCTCCGAGTTCGTCCTGACCGACATGCCGCCCTATGCCAACGCCACCCTCAGGATCGAGGCGCTGCGCCCCGGCGGCACCGTCAGCATCGGCCAGCTGGTCTGCGGCCCGCTCTGGCCGGTCGGCCGCACCGCGATCAAGGGCTCGGGCTTCCAGGGCGTCGACTTCAGCTATGTGGCGCAGGACGAGTTCGGCGACCTGACCACGGTGCGCCGGGCCGCCACGCGGCTCAGCAGCTTCGAGGTCTGGGTGGAGAATGCCCGCCTCCTCGGCCTCGACGCCCGCCTCCGCACCCTCCGCGGCGGGACGGCGGCGGTCTGGATCGGCGACGACGATCCGAGAAAGGCCGCCATGAACTACGGCTTCTATCGCGGCTACCGCTCGGCCTACCAGACCGACGCCTGGAGCCTCCTGCAGATCGACGTGCAAGGAATCGTCTGACATGGCCATCCCTCCGAGACCCCCCGCCCCGCCGCCGGCGCTGCGCTCGAACCCCGAGACCTTCAGCGCCAATGCCGAGGCCACGATCCTCTATCAGTGGGGTGCCTTCCCCGCCTGGCTCGAACGGATCGCGCGCTTTACGGAAAGTCAGGCCGAGGCCGCCCTCACCGCGGCGCTCGGGGGCGCCCTGCCGCCGCTTGCCGGCAAGGCCGGCCAGTTCCTCCGCGTGAAGGAGGACGGCAGCGGCCCCGAGCTCGTGGCGCGCCCCGCGGGCGATCAGCTCGAAGCGGCCGGCACGGGCATCATGGTCAAGACCAGCGGCGGCGTCGTGGCGCGCAGCCTCACCTCCGGCGGCAACAATGGCATCCAGATCCTCTACGGCTCGGGCAGCGCCGGCGACCCGACAATCAACGGCATCACCCGGACGCAGGCGCAGTGGGACGCCGGCGCAGACACGACCGAGGCGGTGATCTCGCCGGCGAAGCTGCAGGGCAAGGTGGCGGCGATGCTGCCGACCGGCCTTGCCCAGGCGACCTGGGCGGCCGGCACCAGCACGGCGGAGGCGCTGATCAGCCCGGCGAAGCTCGCCGCGCTCCTGACCGCGCCCGCCGCCCGCGCCGTGGGCAGCCATGCGCTGGCGCGCCGGACCTCGGGGACCGCGGCGAACATCGGCGACACCCTCGCCGGCTCGGCGCTGGCTGCGGCCAACGCAAACGGCGACGGGTCGAGCAACCTTAGCGGGACATGGATCTGTCTCGGCTATTCGACGGACACATCCTCCGCCACCCGCACGACGCTCTGGAGGAGGATCTCCTGATGACCGAAGACACCGAAGACGCTCTCGCCGAGGCCCCGCCCGTCGCGCTGCGGATCCGCAATCCGACGTTCACGGCGGACGGCCGGATCGACTGCGAGCTCCTGCATCCGCGCTTCGGCTGGATCCCCTTCACCGCCGATCCGGACGATGACGAGCCTCACGGGCGCGAGATCCATGCGCAGGCCCTGGCCATGGAGCCGGCGCCCTGGAGCCCGCCCCCGCCCGACCTCGAGGCGTTGGCCGCCGAGGCCCGCGCGCGGCGCGACGCGCTCCTCGCGGCCTGCGACTGGACGCAGGTCGCGGACGCGCCGGTCGACCGCGCCGCCTGGGCCGCCTATCGCCAGACGCTCCGCGATCTGCCGGAACAGCCGGGCTTCCCGGCCGGGATCGCCTGGCCCGAGCCGCCCACCGCCTGAGGCGCCCCCGCCTTCCCGATCATCATGACAGGACCCGGCCGCTCCCGGCCGGGCCGCCACCGCGCATGGCGCGCACAACAGGAGCGGCGCGATGCCGGACAAGGGACTGATCGACACCATCACGGCGCTCTGGGGCGGGGCCATCGCCACGCTGATCGCGGCCGCCATGGGACGGCTCATGTATCACACGGGCGAGGTCCGCGCCCGCCGCCGCGCCTTCTTCGGCCGCGAGCTCCTCTGGGAGATCCCCGCCCTCGTCGCCATGGCCTTCGTCGGCGAGGCGCTCAGCTCGTACCTCAACCTCGACGGCCGCGCGGCGATGGGGCTCGTCGCAATGCTCGCCTATCTCGGGCCAAGGGGCACGACGGCAATGCTGGAGCGGCTCTGGCGGGGCCGGAGCGCGGGGTGATGTGAACGCTCCAACGCCGCCCTTCAGCACGATCAGGGCGCAAGCGCCTTCCGCAGCGCCTCGTTCACGAAGGCACTCTTGTTCGGCATCCCGTCCAGCCTGGAGGCAAGCTCCGGATCGATCATCAGGTTCATGCGCACCTTCTTCTGCTCGCTCGGCTTCGGCGGCCGGCCGCGGCGCGCGTTGGCGAAGAAGTGGTCGTCCAGCTCGCGGACTTCGTCGTCGTGGCCGATGTAGGGTTTTGCCTTAGCCATACTTCCTCTCCTCTCGGGCGTTCGCCTTGCGCAGGCTGATCACGCGGAGCACGTCGCCCCGCCAGCACCAGGCCACAACGCAAAGACGGTCGCGGATGGGCGCGACGGTGATGTAGCGGGTCTCCGGGTAGGGCCGCCGCGTGTCCTCGAGGGTCAGCGCGGCATCCCAGTCGATCAGAGCAACGTCGGCGAAATCGAGGCCGCGGTCTGCCAGCGTGGCCTGCCGCTTGTCTTCGTTCCATTCGAGTTCTATGCCGTCGCTCACGCGATTAAATATACACACGCAAAAAGTGACAATCAATATAGGTGGGTAATGAAAAGCGGTCGCGTGACAGCGCGCCCGTAGCGCCCCTCTGGCAGGGGCCGGGCTGCGCGAACAGCCCGAACCACGCGGCCAATGTGCAACCGTCGACCGCGCCAGCCTGTCCGTCGCCTTTCAGACTGCCTGCCACCCCTCGCGAGGGCAGGCGCCTTGTGAGGCAGAATCACCAAATGAAACAAGTACCTCCCGCCGCCCCGGTCGCCCCGTGGCTCGGCGGCAAGAAACGTCTCCACCCGCTCATCCTCGAGCGGATCGAGGCCATCCCGCACCGCGCCTATGTCGAGCCCTTCGTCGGCATGGGCGGGATCTTCCTCCGCCGCAGGTTCCGGCCGCGGCTCGAGGTCATGAACGACCGCAACGGCGAGATCATCAACCTCTTCCGGATCCTGCAGCGCCACTACCCGCAGCTCCTCGAGATCATGCGGTTCCAGATCTGCAGCCGGCGCGAGTTCGACCGGCTGCGCCTCACCGATCCCGCAACGCTCACCGACCTCGAGCGGGCCGCGCGGTTCCTCTACCTCCAGCGGCTGAGCTTCGGCGGCAAGCTCGACGGGGT